TTTTATTGCTTCTAATATATCTTCATTAAAAATCTCAATACAAAACCTATCTCGATTGTTATGTAAAGAGTATTTATACCCTATTACCATGTGGAAAAAATACAGAACCACACCATTCAATAAAATCGGAACTAACATTATAATTAAGTCTTTCTTATCCATAAAACCTCCTAAGTAGTAAAATTATTATACTACTCCAACCATCAATATTCAATTATCAAAGTTCAAAATCGGAACAGTAGGACTCGAACCTACAACCACCCGGATATAAGCCGTGCGCTCTACCATTGCGCTATGTTCCGATAAGCCGGTTACCCCGGCTTGCATTGATGTTTTTCGTGTCATGCTTGGCACTATCTGGTTCTTGTTTACAACGACTCGCCAGAGTACCCGTTGATTATTTTTTATGCGGTCGCTCCGCAGATGGTTTTGTTTTTACGCCTTTTCGCCATTCCATCAAGAACTCTCGGCGACACTATACCTGTGTGATGTGCTATTTAACCAATAGACCCGTGCATTGACCGTGTATCAATGCGATTTGTTTGGGAAACAGACCCACGCACAAGATCTGTTCTCCCAACTATCGAAAAAACATTGAGAGTAAATCCATTTTTTCACACTATAGACACGAATGCATATATCTTAATTTTCTTGTTACCGTGCGTGTATCCCGTTATAAAACCACTTGTCCTCTTAAAGGCTCAATATTATACTTCCGGGGATTTTCCAGAATTGAGTGCTTACTACTCCTTAACTCCCGTGGCCTTGATCTCTGGAAAAGTTTTTTACAGGATTTTGCTAGTAGGTCGCGTATCCTGTTCAGTGGGAAAATGGGAGGACTGGACTCGAACCAGTATCTTCTGCACATAGTTACATCCGGCTTTCAGTGCTCTGCCAATTTAGCTACCTCCCCAATTATCCACCCCAACCATAGACCGCCTGTAAACAGACAGCGTAATTGTAAGCGGAAACATATTTGCACACGCCCTCATACAAGGTGACACGCCGGTATGGTATTTAGTGACGTGTGCGGTACTTGCTACTTGATGCACCCTTTTCACAAGCATTTTCTTTCCCGGCATATTTGTTCCAACTCTTCATACCAACGCTATGCAATGACATATGAGACCAACTTCAACCTACGCAAGAAAGATGAAAGCCTCGTTCAAAGCGATTATAACTCCAACGATCCCACACACAATTGCGGTTGCCGTATCTTTCTTCTTTGCCCGTATTACCGAATAAACAGCAATTCCAAAGAAAATCATCATCAAAATTACATCAAATGTAATCAAAACTCCTTTTAACATTTCCATAATGCTGATCCTCCTTAACAATTACTTCTTGCAAGCCATGTATGACGTGTTGCTCTCCACACTTCTCGCTTATCATATCCAAGATTCTCCATACATTTCACAAATTTATATCTGCGACATATAGGATATTTGCATGTGCCGTGAATAGTCTCAAGCGCAAGCCGAATATCATCCAAAACATCTGTTATCACTTGCACCGCAAACTTGAAGTCTTTCACAACCATGTCTATCAGCTCAGGAAAAGTGTATCTGAAAAAGTGACGAACCTTTTTCGCTACATTCTTGAACTGAATCACTGATATGCCGCCTTTACGGATTTCCTGTGCCTGTTCCTCAGTTAATGTCATGTACATTTCTATTCCTCCCCGGCTATTCTCCGAACAATCTTTTCTGCCAGTTCATTCGTCCATATCTCAACATTTGCTGGTATTTCTTTAAGTGCCGTCTGGACACTTACCACAAACGCCTTGTAGAAATCTTTGTGTTTTTGCAGTTCCTCGGAAACGATCAGGCAGGCATCGGATAAATTCTCTGGTGAAAAATCGAAAGTGACCATCCCAAATGTCTCAATATCCGGCCTACCCACCACTTTAAACTTAAACTCCGGAACTTCATCAACTGAAGCATGGAAATCTGCTGATATAACCATCGGAATCTCCACGTTATTCACAAAACACCTTGTCTTACCAATTCTGACACTCTTTCCAGCTTTTATTAATTCTTCTTCATCACTAATTATCCTCACTTTGTTCATCTCATCACGCTCCCGGATAAAATCCTATTCCCATTTGCCTGTAAAAATCTTTTTCTAATTGACGCTTCAACTCTTCCAAATCAATCGTAATTGTTGCGTCCTTGTCAATCTTAATATCCCGGTAATTATGTTTTACCGCCATTGGCTGAACCATTTCCGCAGCACTTGGTATTGCGGCCGACATAGCAAAGTTTGGTTCTATGTATCCTTTCGCTTCCAGACGTTTCCTAGAACACTTTGAAACGAATGGACATTTTCGACATTTTTCGGACAGTCTAGTTATGCTCGTCATCGTCTTCTCCTTCCCAGTCTTCGCATGTATGACCATATTCGACAAAATCAGCCACATACTCACTATCTCCATTCACACAAACATAGCCCTGCATCTCATTGTAGATGCCATATTTACATGTCCCATAACATTTTCCACTCATCACAATTCCCCCAACTGCCTTTGTAATCGTTCAATCTCACAATCATAGAACTGCAAAATCGCATCTGTTAGTCCATTATGAAACCCTTCATGCCTACCGCAACAGTCAATCTCGGATTTACATGGAGCAACAGTCATATACATAACTCCTCGACTTATATGATATTTATCCAACTTTAATCTATCGATGCAACTCTGAATGTCAGAGTATTTCTTAACCTTTTCTTTTGCTTCCTTAAACTGTTCTTCTGTCATAAGAGCCTCTCCTCTGATGTGGCCTTTTTGTTTTTTATGTGGTTGACCCACTCACCTAACCCCTCCGGGGCTTCGCCCCTTAGACCCCCACCCCATGGCGGTCCACTTTCTAAAAATGTGCTCTGGCCCTGAGTGATTGAAGGGCCGATCCAGAGTTTAGCGGATAAATAAATATTTGTCCGAATAACTTCGATCTATATATTGTGTCTTATCGTTTACGCATACAATATATTGTTGTTTTAATGTTCCTGGCGTCTATATGAGTTTAATTATCAATCACTTTAATCAATTATCTGTCTCTTTAACCTCTGGGAACTTCGGGATCTGCCGTTGATCCGCTTGATCTATGCCATATTTGCGGGCCATATCTGGTATTGATGGGGCTGTCTGCCTCTGTTCCTGCCCTCTTGGCTGTCCCATATTCCACCCATAATGCCTGTTTAAGATGCCCAATATACCAACTGGATTTCCCTTTCCAGACACTAAACGGACGCTTAAAGATTCCTCCCTTTCTGCCTTCAACTTTTTCGCTACCTCGGACGAGCCACGCTCAACCGTATCCTCATTTAACCATTCATAAATAGTATCTACGTTTATTCCTGTCAGTTTACTAAAACCCATAATAGAAACTTCTTTACTGTACTCATAACAGAAATTAATATATATATCACATATACTATTTAATAACTCCTTATCACTATAATCTATATTAGATTTACCATTGTATCTATAATTAGGGTTATTATCTGGTGTAGGTTTAAATACCTGTTTATATACATACAGTAAAACACTATTCCATCTACTCTGATCTATTTTATATAAATCCTCAGTTTTAAGATTGTGATCTATACAATAATTAGATATAGATTCCTCTATGCTGTCGCTATATACCTCCAGTTTATTCGCTGTTGTATCCATCGTCTGTATATCTGTATTTTGCATCTATCACACCTCGCTTTCTTCTGGATCTGGAATAAAAAAAGAAGCCCTGCATCACTGCAAGACCTCCCGAGTCCATTCTCACACCGCCGGGAATTGGGCGGATTTAATCGTATTAATTTATTTTATCTGTTAATCACAACAATACACCGCTATATATAGATTTGTCAATACTTTTTTACCATATTTGGTATTATATATAGTGCTAGACATAAAAATCCCCGGATTGCTCCGGGGTTATTTTTTATGCCGCTTTTGTGTAATCGATGATTGAAATTTCCTGCATTACTTTTTTAGCTGTATCAATAATCTTTTCGAGTCGTTCCACAACATCACCAGTATAAAAAATTTCATCACATTCAGAACATTTATAGCAAGGCACATTTCGAACGATAACAAGGCAATTCCCTAAATCAGTTACGCTTGTTGTTGTGCTTTTCTCCATTCCTGCACCACATTTAAAACATTTCATATTAACGCCCCTTTCTGGTCTTATAATCCGGTTCCCATTGTTCCAAATTAGGATAATACGCCGTTATTAAATGTATAAAATTATTATCCATACTAACCACTATATGCAAATATCTATTGTTTATAGATATGCCTAATATCAAACAACTAGGGAATGGTTTATCATCTTCATATTGCTTTATTATTTCCCCTGTTTCTATACATTTTATAACGTCCTGCATTGTTATATTTCTTTCAATCAGCCTAATTCTTGCGTGTTCTGTTACTGCTATATTTTCCGGCTTGTTTATCTTTCTTAATTCGTCAATGTCAATCACTTCTCACCCTCCTTTCTCCCTTTCGGGGTATTGTCCTCTGTTCCCTTGGGACAATTATATAATATCACTATTTTTTGTGATTTTCAATAAAGTTTTCACTGATTTTTGAGATATATTTTTCTCTATCCTCGTCCGTTTCTACATATTTTAATATATCCCGCGGCTGCATTTCCAGAACGGCGCAAAGGCGGTTCAGATTGTCTAATGATATAGTAGTATCATTTTCCCGGAATTTTTTCATTGTCGCTTGCCCAAAAATCCCTGTATTTTTCGCCGTTGTGGTCGTTATTCCTACATTTTTTAATTCTTTTATCACATCTATTTTATATTGTAGCATCCGTTTTCCCCCTGTCTGATTTCTATATATTATATAGTAACATTTGTGCAGAAAAAGTCAATAAAATTTTCTCAAATATTTGTGATTTTAGCATTGACATTCACTAATATTAGTGATATGATAATATCAACAAAGGAAAACAAAAAGCCGATTCCGCAAAGCCTACCAAGCAACCACGGAACCGGCACCAATCAAAAAAATGAAAGGATGCCTTTATTATAGCAGGGCAAAAGGTAAAAAACAATGTCTGAAATGTATATTACAACAATTGAAAACGTCGATCCGGAGCGACACAGAAGCCCTATTATCATTCATGATGGCTGGCAATGGTATTTTGCAGAATTTAGCAATTGGGAACAACTAGAAAGATTCCTTGACTTTGCAGGGCTGGAAATTGAACTGGAAGAAGAAAATCAATGGTTTTTTAATCCGAAGTGCGGAACATGGAGAAAATACAGAGTAAACAGGAAATTAGATAATCCATGCGACGGCGGGTTCTGGAGTCTTTCAGAAATCCCAGAAAGTGCAAAGAAAATCAAGGGTCATTCAAACGGCAGCATAGTTGATTGTTATATCCTGAACGATGGCGAAACATTGCATATATACAGACCAAACCCAAATGCTAAAGAGGTATATAAACCATTACCATTAGACGAACACATAAAAAATATACGAGAACACGGGGGATTTTAAGCCGAAACGCCCTTCCGAGGGCGTCCGGGAAAGATGGCAACTTTTCCGCTGACGATGGCAAGCCAAACAACCAAATAGAGAGGCGATAACACAATGAAAAAAGATTATACAAAAACAATGAACTACGCAGTAGTTAGCATGATCGACAGGATTACGCAAGATGACAAGAAAAGCAAGATCCGGATTTTCGGGCTCTTCCCAAATCCGACAGTTGCAGAAGATTCTTTCTTGCCGTATCTACCTAATCAGGAGATAAAGCGGTATCTTCTTCGAGTAGAGGATCTGGAAAGATTCGAGGAATTATATAACTTTATCCAAGATCTGAATGAGAAGCACGGAGAAAAAGCTATCTTTCATCTTGCAGATGGGAACTTTTCCACGGACGTGGAAAACCGCTTCCGTCAGATTCTGAACATCTGGACAGATACAAAAATTGCATATCCGAAACGGCCAGAAATGGCCGTCAGCCGTGGGATGATCTCCCGGCTCTGAAGATGGCAGATCAGAAAGAATATTTCCCAGCCCCCAGGGAAAAAGGGAGAAAGGTACGTCATGTCGCTATATACACAAATACCAACAGATAAGGACCGCAGAATCTTTGCGCAGACGCTGGAAGCGTATAAGGCTGCTTTAAGTGGATCACCGGAGACGCAAAAAGAAATTATAACATAGGCAGGGTAACACCTGCCTTTTTCGGATTGCTTACCAAGCTATTGACGATTCGCAGTTTTAATGCTATTCTTTGTGTGTAACACGATTTGAGCCACTTTTACTGCATACATTAACAGACATAGACCGATCTATATAAATAGCCTAGAATCGTCCCACGGAGCGTCACAGCGGTATCATACGAGATTAAATGATATATAGGAATTGTCAGAAAAAGGACGTCGGAATGAATAATTGTTCCAGCGTCCAGATTTTTGCCCTTTTCAAAATAGGGTGTGATCTTTTTTTCGAAAAGTTTTCCTGGGAATCTGAAAAAAGTGATCTAAAAAGACGCGATTTTCACATCAAAAAACATGCCTTTTAAAATTATTTAATCAACTTTTTCTTATGGATTCCCTTCTTCTTAAACCATTCTTCCGTATCATCTTCTTCCAAGTCATTAACTTCTACGCAACAACCGCACTTTTCACATTGAACTCCTTATCGGCTATAGTCGTTTATTGTATATCCTGTTGTTGCTTTACCCCCGCAAAACGCACACGTTTTTAATTCTTTGTTTAATGGGTTTTTTTCACTCTCCATACTCCAATCTCTGACCACTTTCTAATGTATTTAACATTAACATGATGTGTTTTACAATATTCGGCTGATGATGATATGGTTGACTCTCTTTTAAAAAAAGTATAGTATAAAATATATTACGATGTCTTAAAGGAATGAGAATTATGAAAAAATTATCTTTTATTTTCTTATCTTTCTTTTTGCTGTTATTTACCAGTTCATGTCAGCCTAAAGAAGTAGATATTACCGGAAGCTGGTATTGTGCTGAAAATAATGTATTGTTGACATTTTACGAGGATCAGTCCTTTGACCGGAAACTAGTCGGTTTTAATAGTTTTTATGATGGGACATACAAATGGACGATTGATAGTGATAATATGTTAAAGCTCTCTAATTTAACAGGAGAAACCCTTGAGACCTTAAATTGGAATATGGACAACAATACACACTCCACCTGGCATATGCAGGCTGATCTTGTCATCGGAGGACATGTATACAATAATACAAACGGAGAAGAAATAACTGAAGATGATATCAGCCCGGAATTTCTTGAAAATAATACCAATTATTGTTGCACTGCCTTTTTCAAAGATACTTCTGGCGAAGATATAGAAGTAAAGATACAGAATTTGTATGACACACTTGCCTCCAGAGCAGAAGTGAAAGATATTAAGTACATTTCTTCTGACGATGCTTGGGAAGAATTTCAAAACGATTATTTTGCGGGAAATGAGGATGCGGCAGAAGGGTTTGCGGATGATAATCCGCTTATCAACTCGAAACATTTGGAGATTTATACACATAATCAAGATGAATTAGACATTATTGTTGATTATCTGCAAAATATTGATTTTGTAGGAAACGTGAATGTATCCTCGAAAACCATAAAAAATGATTCTTTTATATAATTTGAAAATATATCTCTCGAAGAGATATATTTTCTTTATTGCATAATCTTAATGATTCTTGACTAAATTTCAGCTACATTAACAGATACCATACCAAATTGATAATACCATAAAGATGGTTGCAACTACTGCAACCATCATTCCTTTCCGGTCGGTATGGCTCTGGAAGTGGGCACCAGGCTGTAACATTACATCTTGTCCATCCGTCTGTAAAATCTGATCCGTTCCAAAATGCACGAAACGGGTATTTCGTTCCACGAACAGTCACAAGATACAATTCCGGTTTCTTTCCTTCAAACTCCGGATTTTCTTTTGGCATTTCCGGCAGCCGCTCCTCCACCGGAATCCAGCCGTCATTCGTGTGCTTGCGGATGATATCTACCATCACATTGTAAAAATTATCTGTTCCATCTTCATATCCCTGCGAATACCCGTTGAGGATTTTTCCTTGCTCGTCCTTTGGTGGATACTTTGCGTATAAGTTTTCTTTCCTGTTCCCATCTTTAATTTTCTTCATCTCTTCCAGAATCTTCTCTAACATGTCAGTCCTCCTTTAACATCCCTGTATGTATACACCCTCAAAGTTTCCTGTATTCTCTTCGTCTTTCGATACTTCAAACACATTTACTGTCTCAATCCCATCATTAAATGGATTATCTTCTTGATGATAGAAATACACTGTTTTACTTTTATCATTTACATTCTTTAAAAATTCTTCCAGCTCTTTTACTGTCATGTCAGTCCTCCTCTTCCCACCATTTTTGACCACACTCGTCACAGTATCTGCTCCACGGAACTGCCTTGCTACCACATATCGGACAAACCATTCCATCTTCCGTTTGCACGGGTTTCTTCGCCGTATCCCGCTCCTTCAGCTCCATGATCTGCTCCGGGGTAAGTTCGGTGTCCTCGTATTTCTTTAACGCCCAGTAAATAGTCATTGCTTCTTTCCGTACTTCTCGGGCATCAATGATGGCTCTTCTTAATCCGCCGTCTATCTTCTTATCTGGTACTGTTAATCTCTCCATCTCTGATCTCCTTTCGTTTGTTGTGTTTTAATTCTCATCACCACAAATTTCATCTAAGAACATTTGACCTGGTATATCATCATTTTCCATCCACCAGCTAAAAACCTCTTCCCCTGTTTCCCATTTGCTTTCTTTCCCTCTTTTGTTTCGCTCTTTAAGCATCCGTTCAAACGCATGTATATATAGGCTTTTGTATTTTGGAAAGTCCGCAAATTCTTTCCACCGTTTCTTGCCCGCCATCGGGCATCCAATACAGCCCACACGGTCGTATCCCATTTTATACAATTCGCATGTTTCAATATGTTCTGAACGGATATACTCCCATACGTCGGTATGCGTCCAATCAATAATCGGGTTGACTACCATTTTATTCTTTTGCATACATAACTCTGTCATTCGGCGGGATGCTGTATTATCATTCATCAACATTACTGTATCAAATCTAACTATCTCTTTTTTTGATTTCCCAATTTTCTCAAATTCTGCTCTGGCTGACCTTGCATTACTTTCATCCCATCTCACTCCTGTTGCAATATATCTATTTTTACATCCCGTTTCCTTTAAGACAGAACAACAGTATCTCACAAGCCGTGTAGGTGGCATAAGTTTCTGAGGTATCAGTTCCCACATGCTTGTTCTTTTTCCCTCGTAGGTTGGTTTCCCAATTTCGTACGGGATACCCTGCATTTTCAAAGCCCGGAATACCTTCCGAATATGCTGAACTGTTTGGGGTGCGTCTGCTGTGGTATGACTGTTATGCACCTCAAACGGTATTCCGGATCGTTTGAACAACTCTAGCATCACATCACTGTCTTTCCCTCCGCTATACGTGCAAACAAGCGGTTTTCCATAGTGATGTAGGCTCATTTCACTTGCCATCTTTATTCTCTCTATTGATTTTTTCTCTTTATCCATTTTTTCTAAGAAGCCCGGTATACCCTTGCCACGGCCGTAGGCTGGCTCCTTTCTTAAATTCTTTCTACACCTAAATCAAAAATACTCATCTGCGCCATTTCTTCTTCAAGCCTTCTCTTCGCTTTTTCATATATTTTTTCACTTTTTTCAAACCCTACACACTCAATTCCTGCTTCTCCGTAAGCGATCAGACTGCTTGCGCTTCCTTCATGAGTGTCAAGCACCTTCCATCCCGGTCTTATGTATTCCCGTATAATCCAGCGATATAAGTCTATAGGTTTTTGCGTGGGATGAATCCTTACTTCATTCAGCGCCTTATTCCCACGCTGCATCCATCCCTGATCAATAGATTTCCCCTGCATCATCCCATTCCACATATAACGGAACAGTCTTACAGAATCATGTAAGCTGCAGGATGCAATCTCGCAGTCAGAAAAGGTACTTTTCCCGTTGCACTTGTCCCATACAATACGCCCCGGCCGAAAATACCATCTGAAATAGTTACATCCGAAAACGATCTGATGTTTCGATACCCTTTCAAGCTCTTTAAAATATTCCGGACCCGGAATTTCCCATCTTTCTGCTTTTTCGTATATCCTCTGGACTCCTATCGGGCTTATTTTTCTTCCGTAGAATCCCCGTCTCTCCGGCCCGCTGAAATATGGGGGATCGACAACAGCCAGATCAAAATACTTATCAGGAAATTCTTTCATTCCCTCCATACAGTCCATGTTGTAAAATCCAAAATCTAACATATATACCCTTGCCCCGGCCGGAGGCTTGCTCCTTTCTACTCTTTTTTGATTCTTTCAATCTGTCTATCCAATTTCTGTTCAATGATTTTCGACAACTCTCCTTCCCCCACGCCAAGAAGATATTTTATCTGCCAGATCATAATCACCGTGTCTGCCATCTCTTCAATAATATGCTCATATTCTGATCCAGCCGAGTATTCAAGTGGGTGACTCTTTCTCCATCCTTTGTTAATCGCCACTGTCAACTCCGCCATTTCTTCGATAAGCTGTCGACTCTGCGGTTCGTATCCGTAATGATCAGCTATGTATTGTATTTTCTGCTCTGTTGTCATATTGTCACCTCATCATCTTCTGGCATCTGGAACACCGGGACATAATCATAAGCACCTTCATGGTACGTTTCTTCGTATTTATTCCCCTCATATGCATCACAGATCATATCCAGCACCTTAATCGCTTTCTCTCTGGTTGAATATCTGCCGACTATTGATTGAGTCGCTTCATGTACAGTTGCAAAAATATTCTTATTGGCAGAAATAGAACCATTAAGCATAACACTGAACGCAAACTCTCCCACTGGAATCAACTGTACTTTATTCTGACTTCTGATTAACATTTAATTCACCTCAATCCCATACTCTTCTTTCAGCACACCGATAAAATCATTCACACTCTCTACATAACCACTGTTATACGCTTCCAACTGTCTTTGAGACTCATCTATGAATTTCTCTAGTTGTTCCGGTGTAAAATCGAACTTATCCGCAAGCACCATAAGCGATATAATCAGATTCGCTTTACCTGCCGCACTAATCAGCATATTTTCTTTTCTCTGCTGTGTTAACCTCGCTAACGCCGGATTCATTCCTTTTCTCGGTATCATTTCTCACTTCGCCTCCTATCCTTGTGAACTCTGTCTAATGCATTTGTGATTCCAATGGCAAATTCACGGGCATACGGTGTTTTGTATTTTCTGTAAAATTCATCTGTCTTACCGATAACCTCTTGCCAATACTCATCCGTATCTTCCGGCTCCCATATCTCCTGCGCAAGTTTCCAGAAATCTTGAAACATCTGCCATTCTTCAGATCCTTTTACAATCTTCTTTCCTGCCATATTACTTAAACGGACAATCATCATCATTGACTCTTGCCCACTCCTGCGCCTCCTTTACAGATTCTTCGGATTCAACAAATTGCATCAAATCACCGTCAAACCTTAATATCTCTTTTCCTGGTCTTCCCTGCCGATTCTTTTCTACCTTGCATCCCTTTTTTGAATTATCGTCTTGGGATATATTCCAGAGAAGCATAATTACACTCGCATCCTGCTCAATGTCTCCAGCCTCCCTAAGTTCTGCCATTGTCGGCTCTTTCGTCTCACGGGCCTCAGATACACGGTTAAGCTGTGATAGTGCAATGATCGGAATATTTAGCTCCATTGCCAGAGCCTTGATTGCCTTAGAAATGGATCCAACCTCCGCATACCGATTTCCCCGGTAAGACTTGTCCGCTTTCAAAAGTTGCAGATAATCGATTATGATAATGTCATATCCCATGTGTCTGCTTTCAGATCGGATCTCACTCATCGCCTTACTACCTGTGGTAATCACGATACTGTCACGCTTCATAAGCTCCTCATTTGCCCTGTCAAACCGCTCTTTCTCGTCACCAAGGAATTTCTTCGCCCTCCGTAATCTCGTCAGCCTAATTCCACTCTGCGCCACAATAAAGCGCTCATACACCTGTTTTTCCTGCATTTCCAGATTGTAAAATCCGATTCGTTTCCCACGTGCCGCCATGTTCGAGGTAATCTGCGTAACCAAAGCAGACTTCCCCACTCCGGGACGTGCTCCGATCACAATCATGTCTCCACCTTCCAGGCCTCCTAGAAGATCATCCAGCTTAGAAAAACCAATGTACATCCTCTCGTCTTCTCTGTCGCAAAAATATTTATCCCTGTTTTCCTTGACGATCTCCGGCAATGACTTTGATAAAACCTGCTCTCCTTCCTGCAACGCTTCTAAGTCCCGGATCAGATCTGCGATCTGAACATCAATATTCCCAGCGTTCGGAACCACTCTTTGTACCGTTTCCCTGAGTTTCCGTGTCTTATAATCTCTCAAAAGTACATTCGCATAGCTTTTGATCGTCGCACTCGTCAAAGTGTTAGAAACACATGCTTTTATAGTATCTTGGATGGCATATTCTGGGTAGGATCCACCAGTAAGTCTCTGTAGCAGGACTGCAATCGTTACTTCCCGGTGGTTATCATATCCACGAAGAAATTCCAGATACATCCGCCCCAGCAACTCCGAAGTAAACATTTCCGGCGAAATCATAGAATAAATTTCAGAGACACTGTTATTGTCCATCAACAGGGCGCCGATGATATTTTGCTCTTCCACATACCCCATCACGAATCCTCCCAATCCACATAGTCAAGAAGCTGCCGACCCATCAGAGTGTCAAAATTCTTCCAGTACTGGTAATCATCCTGTCCGGCTTCTTCCTGCTGTCTTACATACTTTTGCACCGCCTTGTAGATCTGCCGGTTGGTCAGCTTGTACTTCTTGCCGCCGACATCCTTGCCTTTACCAACCCACAACTTGTAATTGGCAAATGCAACCGTCTTTCCACGCTTTTTAGGGTAAATGCCGTATATAATCTCAAAATCACTACGAAGCTGTTCATCACGAGAAGCCTGTTTTTCCTGATCCTCATTTTCCGATTCGTCGTCGTGCGGCTCTGCTGCACATATATTATTATTTGGTTTATTATATGGTTTATTATTTGGTATTGGTTCGCCCTTTTGGGACAATCCATTTGCCCTTTTGGAATTTTCCATTTGCCCTTTTGGAACAATGCATTTGCCCTCTTGGAATAATTCATATCCAGCATCAGTAATGGCATACCATTTCGTCCGATCATAAGTGGAATTATTGTAATTTCCGCAAACAATAATCCCCTCTTCTTCCAGCTTTTCCAATGCTCCCCTGATCTGCTTAGTGCTCATGTACGGGAACAATTCTTCAAATGCTTTCAGGCTGTTGTAAGTCCAGTAGTATCCATCATGGAAATGCTTTTCATTTGCTCTGTTTTTTTCAATCCAGTAATACATATTTTGCAGGATGATCGCAGCATTGATCCCGTATTTTTCCGCTATGTTTATATCAAAGTTATGTATCATGCCGTTTCCTCCTAATAATTTTTTTCGTCTAACAGAGCATTAAATTTCTCCATTGCCTTTTGAGATACTTTATTGTATTCTTTTCCGTCTTGAAGCGTTACCGTCAAGTGCTTATCTATGATGTGGGATAATTCCCTTGCCAGTGTTTTCTTTCCCTGTGCAATACCGTCTCTGTATCCCTTTGCGGGCCGGTATGCATCAATCTGGGTCTTTCCCTGTCCTTGCCCGCCGGCGGTCTTATTCCGAAGCTGGTAACCATGCTTAGCATACATCTTGATATAATGCTGTTCTTTTTCATCCAGTTCACTTTCTGGACAATTCATGAATCCGATCTTCCACCCACACAGATTGTCATCTGCATACCACCCGTGTTTTTTGATGGATAAATCAATATGCTGATATCCAACCAGATGTTGTGCAAGCCTTGTCAGAATGTGTTTTGTCTGTCCTATATACGCATATTTGATTCCATCTTCATCAGTTCGTGTAAGGAAGTAAATTCCACTGTCATCATTAAGTGTTGAATTAATAGAAAGAACAAACTGCTTATTACGTTTCTCAACCATCTTTGCCCTTGCGATATTGTTGTAAGTCATTTTCAATCACCGCCTTTATACACCCGCTTATTTGAGATGTATTCTTCTTCACGCCTTTGAACTTCGATCAAGCCCTTGAGTCTTTTCAACGCTCCTTTGTTATTATCGCTGTTTATAAATCCTGCAAGAATCTTGTATTCATCGCAAATATTTTTGTATCGTCTCCGTTCTTTTCGCTCGTTCTGGTATTTCGTAGCAAGGCGATTTCTCTCGTTCCGATCCTTTGCAAATTCAAACTTATGCGCCCAGTAAATGTGACGTTCCATCGAATCGTATTCCTCACATTTTTTCCTTGCGTTCTCATATACGGCTTTTGACTCTTCCAAGAAATCTACAAACTCCTGTGTTACGTCAGATGGTTTTCTGTATTGCCCATCCAAGTTTTTTCACCTTCTTTCTGCCAGAACCTTTGATTTCGTTCACCAAATCGCCACTCTAATTAAATGGCAGTTCTTCATCAATTCCATCCGGAATGTTCATAAATCCATCGCCAGACTCCGGAGCTGGTCCGTATGGTGATGGTCCTGCCTGAGTATTGCTCTGCTGCTTACTCTTACTCTCCGCAAATTCCTGTTCTTCCACAACAACATCAGTTGTGTAAACCTTCACTCCATCTCTATTCGTATAGCTTCCAGTCTGGATCCGTCCGCAGACAGTTATTTTCGTACCCTGTCGTAAATACTTTTCCGCAAATTCTCCCAGTTTCCCGAAAGCAATACAGTTAATGAAATCAGCAGTCTGATCCCCATCTCTTTTGAATCTGCGATCTACAGCAAGCGTATATCTTGCAATCGCTGTCGCTTTTTCTCCTTGCGAATATCTAATTTCCGGGTCTCTCGTGAGTCGTCCCATTAAAATTACTTTGTTCATATTTTCTCCTGTCTGCCGCCCACCCACTAGGCAGGCGGCTCACGTTTTGCCTATTATGAAAGGATTGTAAAATTCGGATAATCCGCCAGCTCTACTTCTAAGTAATCCTTGATGTTTCTCATTGCCACATTCTCCCAGGCGCCGCCATCCGCTTCAAAAAGAGCGCATTTCACACTATCATCTGATTTCATACGAAAAATAAATTCACTCATTGGCTGCTGAACCTCATGGAATGTACGATACGGACGTAATTTCACTGGATTCGGTACGAGAGCATCTCCCTTAGATGCAATTCCCGTTTTAATTGTCGCTTTCTGCGAAATGCCGTCATCGCTGTACTGTGACACCGTTCCATCTTCCACAGTTCCGGCAAACTTCAGGACTAATGCACGGTTACTCTCCGGGTCGTCAAGAAATTTCGCCTGTAAGCCGATACAGAAGCGTTCATGCTCAATGAATCTTCCATATTCAAACTCCGGGACTCTAGCCATCACTTCAACCATGCTTTCTCTGATCCGCTCACTGTCAAGCGCGGAATACAGCGCTACTTTGGTCGGACTCTGCACGTGTACGATCATCTTCTCATCCATCTCATCAACCTGTGCCTTGATGTAATCCACAAGGCTTGTCAGCGTATTCATCTGAATCGCCCTTGCTTTCGGATTATGGATGACTGGCTCCAGCTCTTTGTCTGAATAAACAATACCGTCAATTTTCTGCACTTCTGGCTTTCTAAGCCCTACTACATACTCAATCGCTTCTTTAATAATTCCTGACATGATTTTATCCTCCTCTTATCTTGCCATTCTAATGACATTATTTTCTTTGATTTCCCCTGTTTCTGTGTCAACCGTCTTCCCGTCAATCACAGTCTCTGGCGCCTGCAAGTCCGCAAGTGACATCTGCCCTTTGATGCCAGGGCCGTACTCCACAGCTTCGACTTCGCCCGTCTTAAGATTCTTGCCAAGTGAGAACTTCGTCTCTACCGGCTTAACCGGGGCAAGTTTCGTCTCCACGGAAATCTCACAAGTGGAATCATCCCTGTCCTCATTCTGTGTGAATGCCATTTTGATGGTTACAACACGCTTGTTCTTCCACGGCGTGTTCGGGTCCTGCATATTGGCAAATACTTTCTGTAATGCCTGATTCGCTTTCTCCTGTAACGCTCCTCCTGCTACTTCCTGCAATTTCAATGTTTCCATATTCACTTTTCCTTTCTTTGAATTTTGATTTATATAAATTTGACCGGTCAAAATTGTTTTTTATTTATTCATAAAACCATTCCGCAATCGTTGTTAAAAACTTTTCAACTGCGCTTAATATTTTTACAATCCACATATAATTCCTTAAAACGGATTCAGACCGAGCTCTGTCTGGAATCCTTTTTCTGCCACCCATACATTCACATCACAGTCAACAAGATCGCTTATTTCACTTCTGAATCGCTCTGGATGGCTGCTCCCGCCGCTCAAATGCAGCAAGCCTATACTTCTTAGACTTGGACTGTTAATCACCTGTATGAGCCGTTTACAAGTTTGAATTTCCATGTGCCCCCGGAGAACATGTTCAAATTTCCCATAGTCCTCCGCCCTGCTGATGTAGTTCTCGCTGTAATTGCACTCCACCATCACATGATTGATTCCCATATTTGAGAAATCGAAGGGGCAATATTCGGCGTCTGTAATGAATAGCAAGTTACCGATTTTATAATGGAATATCAAATATCCATCGCACTCCGTTTCACTGTGGGGGACACGGAACGGGATCACACCAAAGCTGCCAATCCAGACTTGCTTCATCCTTTGAAGCCTAACAGTTCTTTCGCCGTAGATCGTCTTGACATCCTCATGGACTTCGTCTGATGAGTAAACCTTAATTCCGTACTGCATGTAGCTTTTTATGCCGGAAACATGGTCTCCATGGGAATGGGTCAGCAGGCAGCCTACCACCTTGTTTGTCTGATAATCAATCGATTTCAGCATTTCTTTTACCGGGACTCCACATTCAAGGAGCAAGATCTCATTGTTTGAATTCAAAGCATAGCCATTGCCCTTACTTCCCGAATTGATTACTTTCAGCTCCATATCATTCCTCCGGCATAACAAATGCATTGTTGAGATAAAGAGTTTCACCGTCTTCCATTTGTGGAGCTCCTATGTAATAATCAAAAATACTATTAAACACTTCCCCTGCCCGATCGCAGCCATTATACTTTCCAAGCAAATAATACCTTCCGTCCATATTTGAAACCGGTTTACAAATTACTTTGTTGTCATCCACGGCAACAACGATCTGCTCATATGGAAAGTCCATCTTGTTCTGACTAATAATTCTCATCCTGCTTATCCTCCTTCGCAAATTCCGGAACTTCCGTTGCATCAACCTCTGCCACCACGTTTCCTTCAACCTCGAACGGCTGTGAGTTCTCATTCTCTCTGATTTCTTCCTGTGCATTTTTATATGTATCGTCCATCTGGAGCAGAGAAGAGCTTGCCATACTGTTAAGGTTCTTCGGGAATTTCTTGATTGCGTTATTTCGCATCTTACGGGTAAACATTGCCTCCGGCGTATCAAGCCATGCTGCGGAAATAAACGGTCTTGCCACCTCGCAATTCAGCATATCTTCCAGAGTTTCACACTTGCGGACCGCATCCAGGATTTCCTCTTTCTTCTTCTTGATCTTCTCTTTTTCTTCTGGTGTTGCATCGTATCGTGTCCGTTCAACAGTTTTACCGGATCTATCTTTTTTCGTCCCAGTTACAAAGCCGAATGTTTCATTCAACATGTTGTTTCGGATGTGAGCAATCAGATTAACTTTCACGCTGTCTCTTTCTGAGATCAGGTATTCAATATTTCCGTTCATTAATTCGACCGGATAAACAACTCTCACAACTTTCTGAGACAATCCTTTTTCTTCCCATGATGGAGCTTCAACATCAAGTCCCTTGCGTTTCGGATAGGTAAAATCATCTCCCTCTTTTACCAGCCATACCGGATGAACCCTTTTCACATCGTTCCCGAACTGCCTGAGAAGAGCATCGTTTCCATCGCCCTCAATCCCCATTTCAACGACTTTTTTCCATTCGCCATTGATCTGTTTGTTGCGCAACTGGAAATAAACCTCTCTCGGAACAGCATTTGCGTTCAGCTTCAGGCTTGCGCACTGCTCAACAATCTCTCTCAGGTTTGATGTATTCAGATCGTTCATGGTTGCTTTGTCCGTGTTCTGAACAAGCTGAAAAATACTGCCCATTGCTGCCATAGCGCATTTCTTTGAATACTCATCGAATTCAACTCCACACTTCTCAAAATCACGAGTAACAAGTCCTGTAATCGTATTTGTCCAAGAACTTAAAGCTGTGGTGAATTCCTGATTCTGAGCTACCTCTTTCTTTTCTTCTGCCATCTAATTTTCCTCCGCTTTCCCATCAATCTTTTTGAGCTTGTCCCGGAATGGAAGAACTTCTTCCTCCGGGACATTTGCATTGGTTACTACTGCCTGTGCTTTACCGATCATTACGACATCACCCGGCTTTACCACCACATCACTTTCAAATGTGTATTCCCTACCAGCCGGCTTGTCTGCTTTGATGTATCTTGCCTTAATCAGCATCATGTTTCATACCTCCAAACAGTGTTGACAGAACTTTTCCAATCCCGCTCTTTTCAAAATTTTCTTTGGCCAATTCAATTTCTTTATCAATTTCCTCGTCAGTCATACATCCGATATCATACCCTCTTTTGATCAGTCTCTGAGCCTCTTCTTCCGACTCAAAAGTTTCCTCCATCAGTCCACGAAATTCTCTCGTAATAACTGAATACTCACTGAGCAATGTATCGAGAGTTCCTTTAAACTCAACTTCTCCTTCTTTTGCACGAATCATTTATTTATCCCCACTTTCTACTCTTAATTCTTTATCGTCAGTTACTATCAGATGAATCATCTGTGCATCCATTTCAGGGAAGTTCTCCGCATTGACAGCCTCGCTGTTATCAATAAATACCGGAGCACTTACACCGTACAGTTCAGACAATGATCGGATGATATCAAGTCCAGCAATGACACGGTGACCATTGTTCAGTGAAGAAAACGGAACGCCGTTTACCGTACACTCACACGTTTCTTTTAATCCACCGTTGATCTGATCCTCAAACAACCGGAATGATACGATCTGGAATTTGTCATTGATTGCATTAGAGATCTTGTCCATCTTCACCCGGATGAAGTCCTCTGTCAGGTCAATCATCTGTTCCTGCTCCGCAATCTTCTGTCCAACAGCTTTCTGTTCTTCTTCCAGTTCAGAAATACGGGCATTTACTTTGGTATTGTCTGCCGCCTTAATCTTCGCTTCAATCTCTGTAATCTCATCTTTCAGTACTGCTTTCTTGGCTTCCAGTTCAGTTTTCCCGGAAGATTCCCTGCTCAGTTCTTCAATCTGCTTTTCAATAGCCGCAATCTCTTCATTGGTTTTCACATATGCCTGATTTTCAGAAATATCAGCAACAGCAGGGATTGTATCAAAAGCCTGTTTCATGGAATCGTACTCCGCTTTGGCAGCATCAAACTTGCTTCTCAGAGATTCCAGCGCATTATTTCTTTCATCAATCAGTTTCTGATTGGCTCTTACAGCGTCAGCCGCTTTCTGTCCCGCTTCGGTAATGCGCTTGAGGTCCTGATCTTTCTTTGTCTGGAAATCCTCTTTATTTTTTTCGTACTTCTTCTTGTAAGCATCGCACTGTGCTTCATATAACGCTTTCTCACGTCTGCATTTTTCTTCATAATCAGCCATCCGTTTCTGCTTTACTTCTTCTGGTAAAGCCTGTCCGCAAGTTGGACAGATCAGATCGGACTCTTTTAACGGTTCCGGTTCAACATATGGTGCCGGTGCAACATATTCAGCGAATTCACTCTTCTTCCCTTTTCTCCATTCTTCAAGCAAACGGTTCTTTTCCCGTTCACACCGTTCTTTCTCATTGATGTATTCAGTACGTTCTCGTTCCAACTGTTTCATTTGATCTTGCACTGCGAAGAACACTTTCTGCACTTCGTCAAACTTCACTCTGGAACCCATGCGCTCTTTTGCCAGTTGTTCATTTGCCGTGTTCTGGATCTCACTCAGTGTGATTTTCTTATCCATTACCTGTTTACGAAGATCATTGATTGTCTCCAGTTTATATGCACCGCCGGTTATTTCATCTTCCACCTTTTTGAGTGCGACTTCTTTCGCCGCTCTCTCAGTCTCTAAAGCCCCAACGTCTGCTGTCACAAGCTGTTTTGATATTTCATCGATTCTCGCTGGAATTTCAACCATATTTTTGTTCAGCGTATTTTTTGCTTTGGTGTACTTCTTGAGGATATCATCCGTGCTTGCGATCTTTAGTTCCGGGACTAGCTTCTGAAATCTCTCACCGAACTGCTGTGCAATCTCCACATTTGAGAAATTACCAACAAATTTCATCAATACTTCTCTCTGTTCTTTCCACGGAAGAGCATTAAAAGCATTCGGGTTTGTAATGAGATTAAAGATGTTTTCATCAATTTCTGCGTGAACAAATTCTTTAAACTCTTTCTCACTCTTCGGATACCCATTGATTTCAAATTCATTGACGTTGCCCTGGAACTCCGTAATATTCGTTCCACGCTTCTTTCTCCAGATCTGCTTCTGCACCTTTTTCAGCACGTATTCATCTTCACCGAAGCAAATGGTTGCCTCTACGCTGATTTCCACGTTGTTAATCATGTTCCCTGCCTTATCCTTTGGCCGGATATCAAAACTTGATTTTCCAAGGGAGTCTTTTCCGAAGAGAAGCCATGTGAATGCATCAAACACGGTTGTTTTTCCAGAAGCATTTACACCGCCAATCGCAGTTTTCTCTCCAAAACTTATTTCTCTATCCTTACAGCCCTTGAAATTCTGTATATGCATTTTCAACAATTTAATGTTTTTCATTTACATCCTCCACGTTCTTCTTTATAATGAAATTGGGTTTTTAGATTAGTCCTCTCTTAGCAGAGGGCTTTTCTTTTTCTGTCGATAATTTTCATCTCGGCCGGCTCTGCCTTTTCTACGATATATAAATATTCATTGTTTTCGTAGTGACACATCCATTCATCAGGATTCAATCCGACCTCCCTGACCAGTTTCTTCTGGTCTCTAGTCAACTTTTTCGGCTGTTTCATGCTTCTCCTTTCTGTGCTATCGTATCGCTTATACACTCTTTTTCATGCCCTGCAGCCGATGTCTCCGGCGCAGTTCCCTCATCTGGAGATAATGATTCTCCCGTTCTTTCACACAGTCATGTGTTATGTATGCTACTATCATCATGTCCAGCGCGATCCCGAACGACAGCAAAAACTCTGCCGTTGAGATAATGTTCTGGCTATAACTGTCAGCGGATCCGGCCATCACCAGTATGGCAACTCCCCCGACCACTGCACAGATGTCTTTCAAGATCCGGTATTTCCGCAGTTTTCTTCGATGCATCGTTATCACCTCCCTATTTCTTTTTTCTTTCACGGCATATGACCTCCTCTACCGTCTTTTCTCCATTCCACTCAAATCCAGTCTCCTCATATAGCTTTTTCGGTGAAACGAAGTAGCTTATTCTTCCTTTCCTAGAATCCATCTCAGAAATCTGTGTTATCTGCTTTCCTTTTCTTGTTGCAAAACCAATTGAAAGATACCCGCTTATCAAACCTGCTCTGACCCAACATGCATCTTTTCCATAGACATAAGCAACAATTGGAATAGGGACTTTTCCAGTACATACCATTTTTTCACCCCCTCATTTGTTTGTAATAAATAATCCAGTGACTTGTCTTTTCTCTTTCTATCTCCTATACTTGAAATACAGGCACTGCCATGCCTAGTATTATGAAAGGAGACTCTTATGAAACTTTCAAAATTATCAAACGAACTCCTGAGATATATGACGAAAAGTTATGTGGATAGTCACAAAAGGATATTTGCGTTTTCTCTTTTCAAATCCTTATACCACGACTTAGATGAGCTATTCATCTCAGACGCTCTATATCTGTTAGAGGAAGATGGATTTGTTTCCGTTTTTCGCGCAGACAATGTTGCCTATACAACAACATTGCTTCCGTCTCCTATCCGGGATGCTGAAGAAGATACTTTCATCAAAAAGGGTTATTCAGTTCTAAAAGAAATTCGATCATGGTTTTAGTCAACCACTCTCCAATCATTTCTCACAAGATCTTTCGCCTTTGGTTGCCACCCATATTTTGATGGATGGCTTCCATTTTGCATCATCGCAACACAATTCCCTGTTCCGTTTGTCGGTTGAATTTTTATGTACCCTTCAAATTCTGGCAACGAAATACATCTGTCTTCTCTCACAGCCTGTTCTACAGCTTCGTGTATGTACATCTCTATCACTCTCCCTTCTTTTGTCTTGTCAAAAAATTCTACAATTGAAAATTCTTTCATGTTATGATAAAATTTTTTCAAGATTTACTAGAAAGAAGGTTTTATCATGGATTACGATTTTTCATCTTTCAATGCAATGCTGACTGAATTGTCAGATAAAATAAAAGTTCCACCAACGCTCAATTTGTCTCCTGAATTGCTTGCCGCGCTTGATAATTTTTCACACAATCCTGAAATTTCTTCCATGCAGGAAATGGCAAAGAAGTTTCAGATTTATTGTTCAAAATCATATAATCCTAACTTAACCGCTACTACAATTTCCCGAGTTGCTTCAAATTTACTTGGTATCAACATGACTTATGATTATGACGCAATTAAAGGAGCTGTTTCTGCTATGGCATCCTATGCCGAGAACTTAACAAGCTTGAACCCTGCAACTTCCGGTATAGATTCAATGGTTTCCGCTGTTAGTTCTGCGTTAGGTTCGTTAGATAAGTCAGCAACTTCTTCCGAAGAAATTTCTGATGATTATATTGAACTTTCTGAACCTCTTGCAGATATAGTTCAGCAAATTGATGATTCAATCGAATTACCTAAAGCTGACGAAAACAATGTAGTTCGAATTCCCAAAATAGACCGAAACACTGTACTCTCTGTATTAGGTATCATCCTTTCTTTGATTATGGGTTTATATACTATTTATTCCAATATTTCAAACACCGAATTGTCTATTGAACAACACAATGAGTCTATGCAGGAAGAGCAGAAACAGACCGAATTATTGGAACAAATCGAAGAAAACACCGCTTCCGATTCTAATTCGCAAGAATCCCTCCCACCTACCACACAATCAGAATAGTTACTTTTCGCATCACAGTCATAAGAAAAAGCGCAATAATCCATAACTCTATCGTCAGTATGTGCATTCTGATATAGTTTTGTGGATTTTTTTCTTTCTTGTACCTCCATATGAACCATGCAGAAGCTACTGCATAAACAAATAACGATATAATCGAAGTTATGTTTATCGGATTCATCTTTATATCACCTCCCCAGTTGCAGTCTTTTTGTTTATACCACCTCTACACCCTCTCTTTGTCTTTATCTGCTTTTCCTGTTCGTTGCATTTTTGAGACGCTTGGATTAAAAAAAATATCCACAGGATTATCTAATTTCAAATATTCAGAGATTTTAACTGCTTCTTCCAAAGTGAATTGACTTCTCCCATTTAGCTTGGCATTAAGTGACTGTACTGTAATTCCTAATGCTTTAGATAATTTTTCTTGCGACACACGCATCTCTGTCATTTTCCCTTTTAACTTATCGAACGACATTCTTCGCCCTCCCTTCGTTGCATATTTGGGATGTTTTTATATTACACCTGTCCTTTGCCATTGTCAACCCATATTTGCAACATTTTTTTGTTTTTATTTAATTTTGTGTTGCAAATATGAAAAAATAGTTTATAATATGAATTGAACGGAGGTGCTGATATGAGCGAAAAAGATATTTCAGAAAAAATGCAAGAAATCATGTCTCGCATGAAAAAAAGAAGAGAAGAACTTAATATGTCATACCAGACCTTGTCTGATAAAGTCGGTATTAGCAAGTCAACTTTACAAAGATACGAAACAGGGTATATAAAAAATATGCCTGTTGATAAACTTGAAGATATTGCACGAGCACTCTGTGTTTCTCCTTCATATTTGATGGGGTGGGAAGATGAGCCTTCTAAAAACGAGCCTACCACTCGCGCCGCTCACTTTGACGGCACAGAATTTACCGAAGAGCAGCTTGATAGAATCGAAGCGTTCGCCAAATTTATCAAGCAGGAAGACAAGTAAGTCCGGTTTATCACACACCTACTCTGCTATACTGTAAAATATGGAGGGATTGCCGTGAATAAACTGGAAAAATTAGAACAGGAAGCCTTTAAAGATAATGTGAAAATACATGATTACTACTTGGGAGAAGAGAGCCTAAAAGGTATATACATAGATGGCAATATTGCTATTAATACATCGGTAAATAATACAACAGAAAAAATCTGTGTTCTCGCTGAAGAACTTGGACATCACTATACCAGTGTAGGTAATATTCTCATTATGGAAGATCTGTCCAATCGGAAGCAGGAACGACAGGCTCGTCTGTGGGGATATAACAAGCTGATCGGGCTGACTGGGATCGTCAACGCTTTTGAATCGGGATGCCAGTCAGCATATGAAACTGCTGAATTTTTAGAAGTAACAGTAGAATATTTACAAGAATGCATCGACTGCTATCGTGATAAGTACGGTATTTGTACCGAAATAGATAATTACATAATTTATTTTATTCCAAATCTGGCAGTCATGGCAAAGGTATAACCGCTTTGGCGTTTATGCACAAAAGAAAAAGAGGTGATTTTCCCCAATGTCTACCCTATCCAATAGGTACAACAATCAGCGTTGCCTTATATTTGACGAATCCGGAAATCTTGGCAATTCAGGTCGCTATTTCGTCATTGCTTGTATAGATACTCACAACTATAAGGCTCTTCACAATATTATAAAGAAAAAATTAGGAGTAGCAAAACAACTCTTCCAAGAATTGGCTTGTCTCCATTCGAATGAAATAAAGGCTAAAGATGCTTATCCTTGCGTAAAATATCACATACTTGAATGTATCGCAAATAAAGATTTATCTATTTCATACATCGTTGCGGATTTAAAATATATAAAACCTGCTTTGTTGGAGGACAAAAATATTCTTTACAACTATCTTATGAAGCTACTGATTGACAATTTAGTATCTGAAAAAGATAATAATACTGTGTTAAACCTCTTATGTGATAATCACACAACTAAAATTTCATCTGGAAATTCCTTTGAAGAATATATAAAACTTCATTTAATCTATGAAAAAGATTATGATATCAATCTGAATATTGTATATATGGACTCTGATGATCGTAATGCTTATCCAATTCAAGCTGCCGATTATGTTGCCAATGCACTTTATGGCTGGTATGAATACGGGGATAAAATATATTATAATCAGTTTAAGTCCAAGGTTTATAAAGCTTTAAAATTTCCTTATCGAAATTTCGGAAAATAAAAATGGAGTAGAAAATTCTAAATTTGCGAAAAAATATTGCCTTTTCCGCACCTATATGGTATTATAACTGCACAGAAGTTATAAACTATAACTAGATGGGTGTGTAAGCCTATAATAGTGTGCGTTGTTTTTTAGCATAAGTTGCCTATGTGGTAACCACTATTGTAGCCGCACCCATTTTTGTATATTAAAAACCGCCCCGGCGCACCAACACCAGGACGGATGACATATCCGAAGATATGCAAGTACTTTGATCGGTAATATTGTATCATCTTCGGGCAGCCTGTGCAAGCAGAACACTCGTTCTTGCTTGGCTGTTATTTTTATACTCAAAAATACGAAAAGGAGATGATTGTATGTCACTGATCCAATGTCCGGAATGTAAATTGCAGGTAAGCGACAAGGCACTGTCATGCCCTCACTGCGGATATCCGCTAAAAGAAAAAGATCAGACAAAAGGTCGAGGAAAAGCAAAGCCAAAACGAAAAAGGCTTCCAAACGGATTCGGAAGCATCACTGAAATCAAAGGGAGAAATCTCAGAAATCCGTTTATGGCAAGAATATGTGTTGGAAAAAATCAATATGGTAGACCTGTGTTAAAGTTACTAAAACCAACTGCATACTTCCACACTTATAATGATGCGTATACTGCTTTAGTGGAATATAATAAGAATCCATATGACCTCGATGATGATCTGACTGTAAGAGAACTATATGAAAAATGGACTGATGTATACCTAAAAAATTCATCAGCGGCGTATGCGAGGACGATATCTGCTGCATGGTCTTACTGTTCATCTGTATATGATATGCGAGCGAAAGATTTACGGGCAAGGCATATAAAAGGATGCATGGAAGAAGGATATCGAATCGAAACAAAGGGCAAGAAAAAAGGCGAAAAGATTTACGCAAGCGCAGGAACCAAATCGAGAATCAAGTCCCTATTTAATGTAATGCTGGATTACGCTTTGGAATACGAAATCGTAGATCGGAACTATGCAAGAACATTCGATGTGTCAAATGATATTGTGGAAGACATACAGACGGCAAAACGGAATCATATACCATTTACAGAGAAAGAAATGGAATCCCTATGGGCAAATGTTGATAAGGTCAAATTTGCTGACTGGATCATCATTCAATGTTACATGGGATGGAGGCCACAAGAACTTGCTACTCTCCGCTTGGATGAAGTGAATCTTGAAAAGTGGTATATGCAGGCAGGTATGAAAACTGATGCCGGAAAACAACGGATCGTTCCTATTCATTCCAAAATACGGAACTTGGTGAAACGGAACTATGAATTTGCATTATCTATTGGAAGTGAATATCTTTTGAATGACAAGGGACAGACACACGCAGGAATCTGGAAACTAACATATGACAAATATGCCAATCGTTTTAAAAAGGTAGTTTCCACACTGAAATTAAATCCTGAACATCGCCCTCACGATCCCAGAATAACATTCATTACTCGTGGCAAAAAAGCCTGCATGGATGAATACGCTTTAAAAGAAATGGCCGGACACTCGATACAGGATATTACTGAATCGGTCTATACCTTAAGGGATTTAGAGTGGCTACGGCAAGATATTGAAAAATTACCATAGCCACTCCGGTATACAAGTCTAGGTGTACAAATAATGTACAAATAGTATACAAATGAACGAGTATTTCCCGTTTTTTACTACTTTCACCAGCTTCTAAAAATCCCGTAAATCCGGCGTTTATTAGAATTTACCAGCCTTAGCGGCTTCCTCAATGGCAACTGAAAGCCCAGTATTTACGGCTATTTTAACATATAATATACAAACAATGCACAAATATATAACTACTTTTATATATTATTTGCTACGATGATGATACAATATTTTCCCTCCGGAGTCTACACCCCGGAGGGATTTCTTTAGTTTTTCACAATCCGGATCTGTACCCGGTCAATCCCGATTCCATAAATCCCGGCGTAGGCATCCGCGCCCTTGCTGTACTGGCTGGACCAGGAAAGCCATCCGGTCCGGTCGGTGAGCTGTACTCGTACCTCCGCATGATATCCCGGTTTGTTGACAAGCTTTACCTGGATTCCGTCGATAACGTGTCCATAGATACCGGCGTAATCATTCGGAGCCTTTCCGGATGCATCCGTCACCCATGGCAGCCATTGGCCTCCCCTTAGGTGTACCCGGTACTGCAAATTTCCAACTGCCGACTGGGAGCCAACTGTATACGCTTTCAGTCCGGTGATCGCCCTGCACGGGATCCCTGCGTAGCCGTCTGAACTGATATTATTATAGTTTGTCACCCACGGCAGCCATTGGCCATTCACATATGTCTGATACCGGACATTGATTCCGGATGCGGACACAGATCCTCCAGTGGACGGAGCAGACGGCTTGCCGGATGTACTGGAACTTCCCGTATCCGGCGGCAGATCTTTGTCCCCGGCTACCATGCTCTTGAAAGAGCTCCATGTTACCGGGTCGTCGTTCAGTACAAACGGATTCGGACAGTATTTCCCGACCACATCAT